TGATCTACCAGATCAATATCCCGCAGGCTGCGTGGGATGCGTTGACCGTCAAGGCGGCCTCTGCAGGCAAGTCGCCCGACAAGTATCTGGACGCACACTTGGCCGAGTATCTGGAAGCGATCAAAGCAGAAGTGGGGGCCGACGTGAACCGGCGGCTGCATGAGAAACTCGGAAGCATGACGGTCGAAGAAAAGCTTGCGCTCGCCACCAGTCTAGGAGTCTGACCCATGCATGGTGTGTTGGACGACATTCAGCTTCCGACCGAGGTGCAGGCCGCCCTCGACGAGGCATTCCCTCACGGTGGGGTGCACCTGGGGGTACCACTCTCCGAAGACGTTCAAGCCGCGCTGAGCACGGCAATCAAAACCAAGCGCGATGAGGCGGTGACCTACCGACAGTCCTCCGGGATCGAAGAAATCTGGATGCGCTGCGAAGAGTCCTACCTGGGCATCGACGATGCCAACCGCTCGGAGTACGCCAACGCCCGGTGGGCGAAGCCGACCAGCCCTGAAGGTCCCGTCACAACCTCGTCCCAAGCCAAGGGCCAGAAGACACGTTCCACCGTGTTCATTCGGATGACCAGCCGGTACGTGGATGCGGGCTCAGCCAAGCTGGGGGAGATTCTACTGCCAGCCGACGACAAGGCGTTCAGTTTCGGACCCACGCCCGTCCCGGAACTCATCAAGGGCAGGGAAGACCTGAGCCAGATTATGCTCAACATGGGCGGGCAGATGGTCCCGGCTGAACGGGATGCGACGGCAGAAGAAATGCAGGCGATGAAGGCGCAGAACCTGGTGCCGTATGGGATGCCCCCCACCCGTCCGGCCAGCGGAGCAGTGCCCCCGCCGGCCCCGGGCGAACCGATTCCCAGTGTACCCCTGCGTGTCAAGGATCTCGTGGACGAAGCCGAGAAGTTGGCCACCGAGAAGGCGAAGAAGGCGGAGAAGCGCGTGTTCGATTGGATGGTTGAGGGCCAGTACCCCATGCACGTTCGCAAGGTAATCTTCGATGCGGCCAGGATCGGCGTCGGTGTGCTCAAGGCACCATTTCCGCAATACTCCAAGTCTATGTCGCTCTCACGCGGAGCGCGGCCGGGGGAAGCGGCCCAAGGCCAGGCATCGGCCAGGCCGAAGCTCACGCTGCAAATTATCGAGGAAATCAAACCCTCTGCTACCTGGATTGATCCGTGGGACTTCTTCCCTGATCCGGCCTGCGGGGAAAATATCCACAACGGCGACCACGTCTTCGAGCGCAGCCGCGTGTCGCCCAAGCAGCTCCGCGCCCTCAAGAAAGAGAAGGGCTATATCCACGCCGCCATCGACTCGGCCCTTAAAGAGGGTCCCGGCAAGAGCCCAGGCGAGAGCCGCAACCCCAACGAGCGCGACAAAGCCGTTACGGACAAACGCTTCGAGCTGTGGTACTTCTACGGAACCATCACTCGTGAGGAGATGCAGGCGCTCAACCCCGAGCAAGTCAAAGCCCTGGACCGCAATACCAAGGACATTTTTGCCATCGTCACACTGGTCAACGACCGCGTGATCTATGCCACCATCAACCCGCTGGATACCGGGTCGTTCCCGTACCATGCCTTTTCTTGGCAGCGCCGGGTCGGTCAGTGGGCGGGGGTCGGGATTTCCGAGCAGGTGAGCGTGCCGCAACGCATGATCAATGCGGCCACCCGCGCGATGCTCAATAACGCGGGCATGTCTGCCGGCTCGCAGATCGTGATCAACCGGAGCACGGTCGAGCCGGGCGATAATGTCTGGGAAATTACACCGGACAAAATCTGGTTCAGCAAGAGCGATGCGAGCATTGACGATGTGCGGAAGGCATTTCAGACATTCGTGATCCCCAACCAAACCCAGTCCTTGATGTCCATCATCGAGTACGCCTTCCGGCTGGCCGAGGAATCCACAAACATTCCCCTGATCTCGCAGGGTCAGTCCGGGCCGACAACCCCTGATACCTTTGGGGCCGCGCAGTTGCAGAATAATAACGCCAACCAGCTCCTGCGGAACATCGGGTACACATTCGACGACTACGTCACCGAGCCGGTCGTGCGCGAGTTCTATGAGTGGCTCTTGCTCGACCCGGACGTGCCCGATGACGAAAAGGGCGACTTCAAAATCAACGCGCATGGTTCCATCGCGCTGGTCGAGCGGGCGATCCAGGACCAGACGATCATCCAGATGGGACCGATTGTGCTGAACCCGGCCTACGGCATCGACCCGAAACGCTGGTTTGCCATGCTGTCCAAGTCCAAGCGCCTCAACCCCGCTGACTTCCAATACAGCGAGGAGGAGCAGCGCCGCATTGACGAGACTCCTCCGCCCGTGCCGCCACAAGTGCAGGCGGCACAAGTCCGGGCCCAGCATGACGCTCAACAAGCTGAACTGGATCGGCAACTCGAACGAGAGCTGGCCCAGCTTGAGTACCAGACGCTCCTGCAACGGGCCAAGTTGGACACCGACCGCGACACGGCTTACGTCAATGCCGAGACCGAGCGCACCCGTGCGGAAGGACAGGCGAAGCTCCAAGAGCTGCTGGTCAAGAAAGAACTGGCCATCCTCGACTACAGCAACAAGCGTGGAATCTCCGTCGAGCAGGCTAAGGCGGCGATCGCGCAGACCGCGATGAAACTGCGCGTGCAGAAGGAGCTGGCGATGCTCTCCCAGACGAACCGGGCACCGGAAGTTACGAAGCCGCCGACTGAGCCACCGGGGCGAGCGCCGGCAGGACAGGCGTATCAGAAATGAACGAGCCGTTCATCATCACTGAGGGGGAGAAGCTGCAGCCGCTCTGGCTCAAGCTGCACGGGCACTACAAGCAGCGGCTGGTCGATCTGCATGGCCAGCTCGAGGGCGATTTAGACGAGGGCAAGACGGCCCTCCTCCGTGGACGGATTGCCGAGGTCAAGGCGCTGCTCGCGCTCAATGAGTCTCGCCCGGTGGTGCCAACGAGTGACTATGAGCGAGTCTAACGACAATCTGCAGATTCCCTGCGCCGACGAGATCGCCGAGTGGATGAGGATAAACCACATCCAAAAGTTGACACTGAATCGGATAGGGAGTAGAAATGAGCTGAAGATTGAAGCGAGTCAGTATGCTAAAGTAGCTCTAGTGGTACGTTGCCATGACTGAATAAGTAGCGCACGAACATAGTTTCGCGGGCCACCTGAACGAACAGACCCGCTGTGAGGGAACCACTCCCTTGCAGCGGGTTTTTTGTTGGTGAAGCGAATAGATCGGTCGCCCCGTTGCCCAGCGGTACGGCCAGCATTAGTGGTTCACGCACCTGCGCCAACCATAGGAGGACACCATGACCGTTGCGACAAAACCAGATGAGACCGTAGACACGGGCACCGCGACCACCGCCGTTGAGGTTCCGCCCGCCACTGGCGATCCGGCCCCTGCCGGAGAGCCGGCCGCGAACGAGGCGTTGACGGATGCGGAAGAGGATGCCCAGTTCCAGGACGGGTTCAAGGATGCTCCTACGCCTACGGCCCCAGAGCCGCCGGCCACGGAGCCCGGCGAACCACCGGCTGCTGCGACCGGCCAGCCCGCAGCCACTCCCAAGGCTCCCAAGTACGTCCAGATTACCGAAGAAGAGCTGAACAGCTTCAAGGCCACCGCCGCCGCGGTTGATGAGATTAAGGCCACGGTGGAACAGCGGTTCGGCATGGCCTTCGGCAAGATGGGCGGGCTTGAGCGGACCTTGAAGGAGCTGCAAGCCTCCACGCCCTTCGGCGAGTCCGTCACCATGACGGCGGAGGATTTCGAGGAAATGAAGGCCGACTTCCCTGAGCTGGCCGACATGACAGCGAAGGGATTCAATCGGTTGCTCGGCAAGCTGCGGGGCACCGCCAAGCCAGCCGAACCCGGCAAGCCCGACGCTGGTGCCATCGTTGACCCGCTCAAGATGGGAGAGTTTGTCAAGGAAACCGTCAGCCAGCAACTGACGGTCCTTGAGAAGAACACGGCCCAGCAACTCCTGGCGATGCGCCATGAAAACTGGCGCGAGATCGTCGGGCTCACCCCGGAAGGCGAAGCGATTCAGACGCCCTATCGGGAGTGGCTGGCCAAGCAGAAACCGGAGTACCAGGCCCAGATCGGTAGCTCCTGGGATGCGCTCACCGTGGCCAAGTCCATTGATAAGTTTCTGACAGATACCAAACCCAAACCGCCCCAGCCACCGGTTGATGACCAGCGCCGGAAGCGACTGGCAGGAGCCGTGCCGCCCAAGGCGTCCGGTGGCCTGCCGGCGGGAGAGGCGACATCGGAAGATGCCGCTTTCCAAGAAGGGTATAGGCAGGGATAGCTCTAACCAAGAGAGAGGAGTTCAATCATGGGAATGCAAACTTTCACCTTGACTGCGGCGCGTATCGCCAAATTCAAGGGACAGATCCTGAAGCACGCGGAGCCGCTCGAGGTTCTGGGCAAGCAAGGCCGCCAGGTCAAGATGCCCAAGAATGAGAGCGACACGATCGTCTGCAGGCGTTGGCTGCCCTATGGGGCCACCGCCACGTCGGCGGCCACGCAGAACCAGTTCTTCCCGACCGCCAACGGCGACCGGGGCGCGACGGTCGTGCAAGCCCACCTGACTCAAGAAGGAGTGACGCCGTCCCCGGACAGCATCACGCCCTTCGACATCACGGTGGTCATGCAGCAGTATTCCTGCCTGTACGGGTTCACGGACAAGACCTACGACCTGTACGAGGACGACATCCCCAAGGCGATGATCGAGCAGGTGGGCGAGCGCATCACGCTCGTCAACGAGATGATTATCTGGGGGGCTCTCCGAGGCGGGACCAACCAGTTCTACGGCGGCACGGGCACGACGCTGGCCACCGTGAACGGGGGCATCACGCTGGGATTGATCCGCAAGATCGCCAAGAGCCTGCAGGCCAACCACGGGAAAGCCGTGAACAAGATGCTGGGCGCCTCGGCCAATTACGGCACGGATGCCGTTTCGGCCGGGTTCTGCGTCTACATCCACACGGACGCGGAGCCGGACATCCGGGATCTCCCGGGGTTTGTCCCGGTGGAGAAGTACGCATCGGGCAAGCCGATGGAGAACGAGATCGGCAAGTGTGAGCGGTTCCGGTTCATCACCTCGCCGGACCTGCCGTCCTTCCAGAACGGTGGGGCCGCGGTGGGGGCGACGGGGCTGTACTCGACGTCAGGATCCAACATCGACGTCTACCCGTTCATCGTCTGTGCGATGGATGCGTTCAGCCAGATCGCCGTGCGCGGCAAGGAATCACTCAAGCCGACCTACCTGCCTCCTGGCGTGGCCTCCAAGTCCGATCCGTTCGGACAGCGGGGGTACGCGGGGTCGATCTGGTGGAAAGCGGTGATGATCGAAAACAATGGGTGGATGGCCGTCGGCAACGTCGGCTTGAAGACCCTCAGCTAATCCTGATGGCAGGATAGAAAAGGAGGGGAACTCCATCATGGCAACGGAGCAAAATAAAATCAATGTGGCTCTTCCAGGTCTGTATTTTCTGATTACCGATCAGGGAGAGCTGGCAGGGTTTCACGCGCCGAATGGCACCATCACCTACTTCCCGGCCAGCGGCTGCGACAACGCGCTCACCGCGTTCGCAGGCGGGGGCCAAGCCAACGCCTTGCAGCTCAACTACCGAAAGAGCCGCGTGACCACGGTGGCCACGGCCGCCGACTCGGTGAAGCTGCCCAAGGCGAAGCCAGGCATGGAAATGACGGTGGTGAACGCGGCGGCAGTCAACGCGATGAACGTCTTCCCCTCATCCGGGGAGAGCATCAACGCGCTGTCGGCTGACACGGCGCTTTCCGTCGCCGCCAACAAGACGATCACGTTCCACTGTATCACGGTGGGCGTGTGGAACTCCGTCTTGACGGCGTAGGGGAAGAGGACGGGATCATCCAACGAAGCAGCGGGAGGGCCCGCTGCTTCACTGAAAAGAAGGAGACAGGACTATGGACAGACAGATGCAAACTCCACTGGCTGCGTGTACGACTGTGGCAGGCTTGGCTGTGGGTACCACGACCACGCTGACCACGACCAACACGCAGCTCTACAGCCTTAAGGGCAAGGCCTACACCAAGGCGGCCGTGGCCAACGAGGCGACCCCCACGACCGATGTGAACACGGGTGCCGCGTTCACGGCGGTCGGGGTGAGCAAGGGCTGTGTGTTCGTGATCTGCCGCGATTCGGCTGGCGCGATGAAGGTCGCGCAGGGAACGATCGTGGACTTGGACGGTGTCGCCGGCTCCAATGCGTTCACGAACTCCCTGCCGCAGTTCCCGGGGCTCCCGGATACGGTGTGCCCGATCGGGTATGTCGTGGTCAAGGTCGGAACGACCGGCGCGGCTTGGACATTCGGCGCGAGCAACTTCGCGGGACCGCCGACGGGCGTGGTGTTCGGCTTCCAGGACTGCTTCACACTGCCGGACCGGCCGCAGGCGTCGTAAGCGGACTCTTCGGAGTCCGAGTAGTGAACCGGAGGGGGCTCCGATGGCGGGGCTCCCTCCATAACAAGGAGAGATGACCATGAAGACGCTCCTCTTTGCCGGCCTTGCGCTGGCGGTGATGTTGAGCCTGTCGCTCGTCGGCGCAGGCCTGCCCGAGGCGGTAGCCTGGGTTGAAGGCCCGACGATGGTTGCGAGCCCCGCACAGGACACCTTCGATGGCGTGGTCACGGAAGCTGACGGTCCGCTGAATCTTTTGCAGGCGGTGGTGAACCCGGCCAGCGCAGCCAGCCTCCTGTTCCTGTTGGGGACCGTCGCCAACGCACCCAAGAAACGACCGACCATGAAACCGGAGGGACCGTATACGGGCGATATAAAGATCGAGCAGAAATCGGACCTGTCGCTACCCCCGCTCGGGGAAGACATCCCTCGCGGCGAACGGATTCAGCCGGTCAGCCTGAAAGACCTGACCAAAGATTATCTGGACGAGCTGGCGTTCAACGAGGAACCAGTGACGATCATCATTCCGTTGTCCTCGGAGAAAGATGTGGCCCGCTGCACGGACCTGATCGAGATCAACGGCGTGAAGGCCGAGATCCTTTTCAAGAACGGCTGGGTGCAGTTCGGCTGGTTCCCCAAAGGGTACAGCTTCACGACCAAGCGCAAGTACGTCGAGGTGCTGGCACGGTCGAAGATGGATAACGTCACTACGCTGGTCACGGAACCGACCGATGGGGGCGACCCATCCAACGTGGTACAGCGGTTTACCACGGCGAAGACGGGATTTCAGGTGATCGCCGACAAGAACCCCCGCGGCGCCGAGTGGCTGCGGAGGATCGTCAGCTCCCAAGCGTAGCGAGCTGAACGATGTCCGTCGAGGTCCCGGCCACTTTTCTGGATCTGTGCCAGCGCCTCGCGCGAGAGTGCGGGGTGGCTGGCACCGGCCCGTCAGCCGTAACTTCCCAGGTCGGGCTCAATCAGCGCCTAGTCTTCTGGGTGGGCCAGGCTTGGAATAAAATCCAGACCAAACATCGGGACTGGGAGTTTAAGCGGACCTCCGCTTCCTGGGTCACGGTCAACGGCCAAGCCCTCTACACCCCCGTTCAATGCGGGATCACCGCCGGTCAATTCGGAATGTGGAAGCGCGACACCTTCCGCAACTACGTCACCACCGTTGGACTGACTTCCGAAGTCTTCATGGATTACTTGGAGTACGACATCTGGCGCAACAACTATCTCTACGGCGCTCTTCGTGACACGCGCACGCGCCCCATGGTCGGCACGATCGCGCCCGATAAATCCGTGGGACTTGGCCCGGTGCCCAACGGCGACTACACCATCACCTGCGACTACTTCAAGGCGCCGATTGCCATGACCGCCGACGGGAGCGTCCCGGATGGTCTGCCCACTCAGTTCTACTTGGCGATTGTTTACCGGGCGATGATGTCCTATGGTCGCTTTTATTCCGCGGCTGAAGTGTATCAAGACGGCAAGATCGAGTACGACAAGATGATGGAAGAAATGGAAGCGGATCGGCTCCCGGAAATCACCCACTCAGGATCGTTGTGCTAATGGCACCTGTGATTGACAAATGGGCGCCGACCTTGCACGACACCGTCCGCCTGGCCGGCGGCTGGGATCAACTCACCCCGACACTTTCCCTGCCGTCTGGTGTGATCCGCGACTCGGTCAACTTCGAATGCGCGGCCAACATCGACGCCAAGCGCCGGCCGACCGGGGGATATACCCGCATCGCCGGCTACGAACGCTACGACGGTCGCCCCAGCCCCTCCTCCGCTACCTACAGCCTCGTCCAAGTCGTCACTTTCGACAACATCCCTTCCGTGGGTCAGACCTTGACCGGGCAGACATCCGGGGCCACTGGTTTGATCATCGCGGTGTCGATCGGTAGCACGTACATGATTCTCACCAAGGTTGTTGGGACATTCACGACCAGCGAAGTCGTCAAGGTCGGCGCCACCACGATCGGCACCGCCACGCCATCAACCACCACGCTGACCGCGCTGCTCAACGCCCAATACACCAACCTGGCAGCCGACCAGTACCGCGTGGACATCGCGGCGGTTCCTGGTTCTGGCCCTGTGCGCGGGATCTTTACTGCCGTCTTCTCTGGGGTCGACAACACCTACGCTTTCCGGGATAACGCCGGCGGCACGGCTACCATTCTTTATAAATCGTCGGGGTCTGGTTGGACGTTGGTACCCTTCTACAATGAGGTCAGCTTCACCGCCGGGGGCGTGACCGCCCCTGCCGATGGGGCCACGCTTACGCAGGGGGCGAACACGGCCACGATCAAGCGCGTGGTGCTGCAATCCGGGAGCTGGGCCGCCGGGACGGCTGCCGGACGGTTCATCGTCACCACGCCTGCCCCGGGCAACTTTGCTGCCGGGGCGGCGACGATTGGGGCGGTGGCGGTCACCTTGAGTGGGGTGCAAACCGCGATCACCTTTGCCCCGGGCGGGAAGTTCGAGTTCGATCAAGCCAACTTCAGCGGCCAACAGCAGACCAAGCGCGTGTACGGGTGCGACAACGTCAACCGCGGGTTTGAGTTCGACGGCGACACGCTGACTCCGATCACCACAGGCACCAGCCCAGACGCGCCCAAGTACGTCCGCGCGCACGCCAACCACCTGTTTTGGGCATTCCAAAGCTCGGCGATCTACAGTGCACCCGGGCTGCCGTACAACTATCAGGCGGTGGCCGGGGCCGGTGAGTTGCCCTGCGGGGATACGATCACCGGGTTCCTCCTGCAGCCCGGTGCTCAGACGACCGCTACATTGCTGATTTCCACCATGCAGGATACGCTTATTCTCTACGGTCTGAGCGCCTCAACTTGGAATCTGGTGCCTTTCAACCGCGGGATCGGGGCACTGGACCGCACCCAGCAGGTCTTGGCCGATGCCTACGTTCTGGACGATGCCGGCATCTTCGGCATCAAAACCTCGCTGGACTTCGGCAACTTCGAGCAGGCGACCATTTCTTCACAGATCCAGACCTTCATCAACGACAAGCGAGCCCAGGTCGCGTACTCCTCAGTCTGGCGCGGCAAAAGTCAGTACCGTCTGTTTTTCAACGACGGCACCGCCCTGTACGTCACGATCGTCAACGGGGTGCATATCGGATCCGCTAAACAGTTCTTCCCTAACATCGTCTACTGCGCGTGGAACGGGATGCGCTCCAACGGCAACGAGGTCGGTTTCTTCGGTGCGACGGACGGGTTCGTGTACGAGCTCGAAAAGGGTTCCTCCTTTGATGGAGCGGATCTCGAGGCCTATCTCACGTTCAACTGGAACTCCATGAAGGATTCTCGCATGCTCAAGCAATTCCGTAGGGCCAGCTTTGAAATGCAGGGAAACTTCTATGCCAGCATTCTCTTCGGCTACCAGTTAGGCTATGGTACGACGGAGATCGATCAGCCTTCCGAGCTGACTTATGAGTCCGGCTTTCAGGTCGCTCCCCCGTGGGACGCGTTCATCTGGGACTCGTTCACTTGGGATGGGCGCACACTGTTCCCGACTGAATGCGAAGTGGACGGGACGGCTGAGAACATCCAGGTCACGCTGCGCTCGGCCACGGACTATATCTACCCGTTTACGGTGAACAGCATGATCACACACTACACAAACCGGCGCGGGATGCGGTAATGGCGAACGACTACTATAATCACGGCTCTTGGCCGGCGACCGGCGCCCCGGGTGCTTCATCGCCTGCCCGCTCCGAACTGGATGCGATCACCGCCGGCTTCGCCAAGATCGCGCCCTTGACCGGCAACGCGAACCGGGCCGTCGTCGTCAATGCCTCGGGTACGGCCCAGACGGTCACGGTCGGCGCGTTCTCTCTGGCCGGTGACTTCACACTCTCGGGCGCCTTTGGCCTGACACTGGTGGTCGGCGCGACCGTCACGCTCACCCTGCCCACGATCAGCGACACGCTGGTCGGGCGAACCACGACCGATACGCTCACGAACAAGACGCTCACCACCCCGATCATCGCGGCGATCCTGACCAACGGCGGGGCTGCGACGCTCACGCTGCCCACGACGACCGATACCTTGGTGGGACGGGCGACCACCGACACGCTGACGAATAAGACGCTGACTGCGCCGATCATCGCCACAATCGTCAACGGCGCGGCCACACTGACCTTGCCCGCGACGACGGATACGATCGTCGGGAGAGCCACGACCGACACGCTGACGAATAAGACCCTGAATCTGGCCAACAACACGCTGACCGGGACCACGGCTCAGTTCAACATCGCGCTGTCTGACGGAGACTTTGTCACTGGAGCCAGCTTCACCGCCAAGGGCGGTCTGCTGGTTGGCACCGGGTCGGCTACGTTTGCCGAGTTGGCAGTCGGAGCGAACGGGACGATTGCCGCTGCAGATTCTAACCAGTCCAGCGGCCTCAAGTACGTCAACGTCGCCGGGGAGTCGTTCCACGGCGTTGTGCGCTCACACCCCGATAGTGATGTGGTCAACACCAAGATACGCGCTGACCTGTCCGTCGCTACGATGAACGATGGGCATGTGTATACGCCCGGACAAGGGCTGATCTTCGACAAGTCCGTGACGGGTTCGATTGGCGGGATGCAAGCCGCCGCCGTCAACTCGACGTGGAACAAGCTGTATTACGCCCGGAAGCGCAGCGATGGCAGCGAAGGGCTGTGGGGGCTACGGGCGAAGGATTATCTGCTTGACCAACAGCAAACTACCGAGAACATCACCACGCAGCGCACGTTACGGCTGGCAACTGCCACGGCTACGGATAAAATTGCACAGGGATTTCAACTTGCGACAGCAGGGAAAGTAGAGTTTATAGACGTTGGCCTAAACCGAATCAGTACACCAACCGGAAACTTTTGGTTCACCATTGAGGCAGATTCAAGTGGTAACCCATCAGGAACTCCTCTTGCCACATCGGATAAATATGATGTAGGACGCCTATCAACCACGACAGGAAAAGTCAGGATTCCATTTAGGAGTCCTGCGACCCTCTCCGCTGCTGTGCAGTACCACCTGGTATTACAGGCGGACTACACCCGAAGTGATACGGTTGCTATGAATTGGGTTGGTAATACCGCAGGGGGTTATGCAAATGGAGAATCTAAAGACTACAACGGCACCACCTGGTCGTCTACTGCTGGTGCAAATGGGCTGGATCGCTCGTTCAAACTCTACGTCACCCAAAACGACACCGCCCTCTCCCTCCCCGCTGGCTACGACCAGTACGTGCAGATCGCGTGGTTCTATATTGATGGGAGCGGAAACATTAAGCGTGTTGTGTGGTTAGACCGCGATGGAGAGACAGCACACGGCGCAAGTTGGGATATAGGAAACATTACCTCTACCGCCCCGTTATTGACTGACCTGTCTGCGTTTATTCCGCCTGCTCCCGTGAGGGTCACGTTCGGGTTTGGTGGAGATACTAGTGGCGCGAAGCTTGCTGTAGGGCCAATCAGTTCGACGGATATAGCAGCAACTAGCGATACGTTGGGACGGGCTGGCTATCTACAAGCAACTGTGGAGAGCGCAGCGTATCCACAAGCAACGGGGGTTGCTGCGGTCGTGCTTGAGTATCAAGCGGCGATGTTTGTTGTTTCTGCCGGTACGTTCGGCGCTTATGTGTCTGGAATCAAGTGGTAACCCCATGACCGGCGAGAGGGAGCCATGACCGACCTTGTTCTCCTCAGAATCGGCCGCGACGACGACACCATGACGCAGGGTGTTCTGCTCAAGGACGGGATCGCCTTCGCCGTGACACTGGAGCGGCCCTGGCTAAACAACGAGCAAGAACGGTCCTGTATCCCTGGCGGCACCTACACCTGCAAGCGAATCAAATCACCAAAGTTCGGGGAAACATTCGAGATCACGGATGTTCCTGGGCGCACCCACATCCTATTCCACAAGCTCAATGAGGTCGGGCAGACGCTCGGGTGCGTGGGAGTGGCGGAGAAATTCGTCGGTCTCGGCATCGGGGAAAGCGCCGAAGGGTTCAATGAATTGATGGCGAAATTCAAAGACCGGGACAGTTTCATCCTCTCGGTGATCGACGTGAACAAGTATCTTCCGACCACATAGGGGGGCACATGACAGAGTCGTTTTGGCATGAAATCGGAGTGGACCGGGTCGCGTTCATCAGTGGCGCGATCGGGGGGTTCTTGTCGCTACGCTGGCTGGTGCCGATCTCGCCGTGGAACGGCGCCTTCGCGGTGCTGTTCGCCGGGGTGATTTCCAACTACTCCGCAGCGCCGGTGCATCAGTATTTTGCGATCAGGGGATTGCATGAAGGCGGGGTCGGGATGTTCATTGGGCTGTTTGCCCTGTCGCTGGCCGCCGCGATCTTCAAGGGGTTGGGTGAGCTACAACTGGCCGACATTCTCAAGAAGATTATCGGTCGCTGGACGGGAGGATGACTGGCATGACTGAAACCGTCTTGATTGCCAGTGCGGTGATTTTGGCGTGTTCGCTGATTCTCTGGGGCTCCCACGGCTATGACGATGGGATCGTGGGTCGGGCCGGGCTCGGCATCCTCGCGTTCTTCCAGATCGTGATTTTGGCTGGGGTGCTGGTGGCTGGCGTGGAGTATGAGTTTCTGCCGGAGATCGCCGCGTCCCATGTGGGCATGGCGCTGTTCCTGGTGTTCCATGTCAGAAAGCATCTCCGGCTGTGGACGAAGGAGCGGCGGTGTGCGTCGATTGGCGCCTTGCCGACACTGAAACGGGCGAAGGTGGGGACTCGGTAATGCCGCCCTTTCTGGCAACACTAGCGGGCAAGGCGATCGCGGTGCTGGTGATCGCGGGGCTGGCTTTCTCGGTCGGGCTCTACGAGGGCTGCGCGATCAAGCAGCAGGCGTGGGACGCCGCGATTGCACGGCAAGCCCAAGCCTCTGCCCATACGGTCATCCGTGGCGGGGAGAATACCGCGAAGGTTATCACGAAGTATGTGAAGGCGCGCGACAACTCGGCGGCCGTCGCGGAAGCCCGGGCCGCCACCTTGCAGAAGGAGCTGGACGCCTATGTGCAAACGCATCCTGTGTGCCCTGTGCCTGATGCTGTGGTCCGGGTGTTCGACGACCCTCCCGCAGACCGTGTGTCCGCCACCCCCGATCCCGCCGGAGGAACTCCTGATCCCGGCGAAGCCGTTACCACCGTTGGAGTCCTACAGGCCCTCGCCGACTACCGGGACCTCTACACCGAACTTGCCCTCCGAAACGAGGCCCTGATCGAATGGGTGAAGACGTCCTATGAGATTCAGAAAGAAGGAGCGGGACGGTAATGCCAGATTCTACCGGTAAGCTGCTCCCGGGAGATCCCGGGTATGTGCCGCCTGGCCAGGGGCTGATCAATACCACGCCTGGGCAGACCACGGTGACGCCCGGTGAGTCCGTGGTGGGATATACCCCGAAAACGGCTGAGGCGACGAAGCCGGTTGCGACGGGCTATGACCCCACCGCGTTCAGCGTGACACCCAGTCAGACCGTTCAGGATCAAATCAAGAACATCGTGGCGGCCGATTCGCCGCTTATGCAGCAAGCGGCCGCGCGCGCGCGCGCGCAGATGAATGAGCGTGGACTGCTCAATTCCAGCCTAGCGGTTGGAGCGGGGCAAACTGCCGTCTACGATGCGGCACTCCCGATCGCTCAGCTGGATGCCGCGGCTTATGAACGAGCCGCAACCAACACGGCCAACGCGCAGAATGCGGCGAAGGGGTTCCTCGCCACCGCCGAGAATCAGGCCGAGCAGACGGGCGCACAACTGAAAACCGATGTCAGCAAGTCGAACGCGACCGCGTTCAACACGGCGCTGGGGCAGGCTGCCGATACGGCGATGCGCGTCAATCTTGCGAAGATCGACAATGCGACGAAGATGGCGCTGGCCCAATTAGATGCGGATAACCGTCAGCTCCTCCAGACCAACGTGACGGCTGGCAATATCCTCCAAGAGGTCGTCAAAAACATCGCGGGAATCGCCGCCGATCCGAACTTGAGCCAGCAGGCGAAGGATGATGCGACCGCCTCTCAGCTCTCGTTTCTCAATGAAGGCCTGAAAATGGCGGCAGCAATCGCGTCAACCGAACAGTCTGCGGTGCAGAGCTTGAGGCTGGATCAATATTTCCTTGAGACCGGGACGGCTCCGGCGCCCCGCCAACTGACACCGCAGCAGCAAGACATTCTCTATGGCGGCCATTGGATCACGCCACCACCAGTTCCAGATAGCTACGACGAGAATGGCAACTTCATTCCGGGCTATCAGCCGGCTCAGGTATGGGTAAGGGCATGACGACTGTAATCAGCGAGAGTCTGACCGTTCGATCGCTGACGTCGAACGAGCTATCTTTGTGCATCCCGCACGGGCTGGCGTTCCATGCCGAAATGAAGTTGCCTGGCGCGTTCCTCCCGGACGTGTTTCTCAAGAACTGGACTGCGCGGTTGAACCCGGACTTCCCGTTGCCCGCAGACATCTTGTCCTTGTGGAAAGGTGACGAACTGGTCGGTGGGATCGGCGTGGTGGTTGTACCCGATGAGCTGGATGGACGGCTCGTCGCGCAAGAGCTGTTCATCTTTATCGACCACGCTCACCGGAGCGGGACGGGGTTCTTGCGGCTCCTTCGGGCGTTCAAGGACTGGTGTTTAGAGCAAGGCGCCGTTGAGGGCCGGTTGGTCCATCTGCTGACGTTGGGCGAAACGCCTACTTCAATCAAGCTCGATGGCGTCTACCGGAAACTGGGGGGCACGCCCACGGAAGTCGCCTACATCATTCCGATCACGTGCCCGATCTCTATCTGGGAGGAGTAAGTCATGGCTGTTGCCACCGCCATTGCTGCCGTGACCGCCGTTGTGGCCGGGGGTGTTGCGACTGCTGGTGCGACGGGTGCTATCGCCATGTCCACCATCGCCATTTATGCGACCGCGGCCGTCGCGCTTGGAGGCACCCTCAAGGTCACGGGCGACATCGTGCGAAGCAAGGAACTGAGTTTGGCGGGCACCGCGCTCGGGCTCGCGGGTGCCGCGGTGAACATCGCCAACGCCTACGGCGCGTTCGATTCCTTTACCGGAGCCGAGGCGGCTGCAGGCGAGGGCGGGTTCGGCTCGGCCGTCGAGGGCGGCACGACGCTATCAGGGGCCCCGGTGGGATCGCCAGAGGCACTCAGCCCCGCCGCACAAGCCGCGGGCGCAGGGGCTGGAGGGGTTACGGCCCCCCCGCCCGCACCGCCAACGACCGGAGTCGAGCAAATCGCCCCTCAAGCTCCGGTATCTGGAGATTCTGGCGGCGGCATGATCGAACCAAGTTCTACGGTTTCCAATGTTGCATCTGCGGGTCCGTCACCCGTAACTGCTCCGTTGGCCCCCGCAGCAGTGGGTGCTCCGCAGGCACCGCTTCCTCACGGACCATTTGGGGTCAATCCTATCACATCTAATTATCATCCAGATCCAAGTATGCTCGCGACTGGTGGCGGCGCGGGCGCACCTGCGACTACGCCGGCCAACAGCGACTTCATCAAGGCGATGATGTTGATGACGGGCGCTCAGGCGGTCAGCGGCTTGGCGGGCGGGTACTTCACGGGCATGAGCGCGGAGGATCGGTTGCAGTTCGATCAGTTAATGAACCAGCAGAAGTACCAACAGGCGCAGGAAATCCTCGAGCGCGGGCGGTATGCTCCGCGCCTGTCCTTCAAGGGTCCCGTCGGGCCGGCTGGCACCACGCCTCGGACCGGCATGATCGGAGGCGCGTGATGCACGACACGAAGCCCGCAGCCGAGAATGGGATGATCGGCAAGAAACCGCTCACCGATCCGATGCTCAAAAAGATTCGGGACGAAGTCGAGAAGTCCGTCCCAGCCGAACTCAAGGATGGCTATCTGCGGATCGTCGTGGCGGGGATGAAGCTGATCTTTTCCGAACAGACCAATAAGATGGCCCTCAACGCGCTCACCCGGGCGGCGGCCAAGGTCGGACCCTACCGGGCAACCGCGTTGGGCGTGGTCACGTTGATCGGGATTATCTACCGTGAGAGCAAAGGGAAAATGTCCATTCCGGCTGCATTCCCAGCGTCGATCGTGCTGCTCTGCTACGCACTGGAATTTTTGGAGAAGACGACCAATCTGCAGGTGAACGAGCAGAACGTGGCTCAAATGACCAAGATCGTCACCTTGGGCGTGATGAAACTCTTCAACATCACCAAGGAGAATCTGGTCGAGGGAGCGAAGTATAACCTGCAACAAAAGGGGAAAGCGGGTACTCCTGGGCAGACCCCAGTGGCCGGTGCAGGCGGAAGCCCCGCAACCCCAGTTCCGACAGGAGTATAAAATGGGCGATCTTACCTTTGCAGGGATGATCTCTGGGGCAGGGCAGGCTGCCATTCAGGGACTCCAAACCACGCAGGCTGGGATGATTCAGTCTGAGCTGATTCGGCAGCGCGAAGAGATTGATAATCGCCGCCTGCAGTTGCAGGAGACCTATGCCAAGGCACGCGAGCTGCGCGGCTACGCACATTCAGAAAAGATGGCGGCTGAAGGTCGTGAGTTCCAGCGAGGGGTGGAACAGGAACGGCGCGGGGCTGATATTGTGGCAAAGTCCACAGAGTACCAGCGTTTGCAAGAAACAGAATTACGGCATGAATTATCTGCTAAAGCATTACGCAAACAGATCAATAACGAACTTATCGAATTTACCAAAGCTAAAGCTTCTGATCCGACTTACAAGGCGGCCCTCACGGAACTTGCCAATGCTGACGATGGTAGGCTGGAAAAGGCCCAGGCTGATCTAGCTGAATACAAAGTTAAGACCAAGGAAGAAGATCGTTTGTTGGCTATTAAGCAGTTCAATGCCACGCAAGCAGCGTTGCTCATGCGTGACACCACCGCAGATATTGATCGTTTATCGGGGTTGGTCACGAAAGCTCAGGTGGCCAACGATCAGGTCGAGGTCGATCGGTTGACTGCAGCAATTAAGCGATCGGAACAAATACAAACCGCGGCTCGCCAGCGGGTTGCGGAGTTGAGTGATATTAAGCTGGGCAGCTCTACCGGCACGGACATCATGGAGGAAATTGCCAAGGCTGATCCGCACAAGACACCTACGGCATCACCTGCTTCAGCAAGGAAAGCCGCCCCCGCTGCCCCATCTGTCGGTGAGAGCAAGCGGAATCCAGCCGTAGAGAAGGCCGAACGGGAGGCATCGAAGAATAGGGGATTGATCGACAGTGAACAGCCTGACACTCTGGCTACGCGCGCAGTTAAGGCTGTAATCAGTGAATCAAAACGGCAACTGTCTCCATCAACGGTAGCACCTAAAATGACCGTGCGGGACGTTGAGGACTTTATCAAGTTCTCAGCTGATCCGAGATTTGTCGAAGCCTATATCAAGCGTTTTGGAAGCGCCCCCTCGGAATCTGACTATGAGGCCCTACGAAAGTCCAGGCAGACGAAGCGTTAGTTGGTCCGAAGCATCACAGCGCAAGCTGAGTTCCGACAGGTAGGATTATGAAAACCGTAGCCTCACCGACCACTCCACCACTCGAACAGTTCATTTCTGAATTTCGATCTGCCAATCCTGATTTTCAGGCGACCGACGCGCAGTTGTCGTCGTACTGGGAGCGCACCTATGCGCCCAGTCCATCCGTCGAATCCATGCCTACGCTCGATGAATTTGTTGCGGAGATGCGCACTAAAGTACCGGGGGCCAGCGAACAGGAACTCAAAACCTACTGGAAAGACACCTACGGCAGTCGCGGAGCCCGAGAGCATGAACCGACCGAAGATGCAACTCGCGGCTTCTCGACCGCGTTCAAGCAACTCCCCCAGCTCGGCCACGGGCTGATCGCCGGGGTGGGAGCTACGGTGGAGGCCGCAGCCGGAGAGGGTGGGGTTGGAACCGCGATCAAGGAAGCCGGGGTCAAGGGCTACCAGGAGTGGGGTGAGAAAATCGCCGCGCAGTCCAAGCGGTCGGACTCGTTTTCCTACGCCTACGACAAGGCCAAGGAGGGAGACTTCGGTTCCCTCGTCGACTGGATGCAGTACGCGCTTGGGTACGGAGGCGGACAGGCCGTACAGATGCTGACCACAGCGGGCGTTGGGTATGTTGGGGGCAAGCTGGTTCTGGGCGAGGTCGCCAAGCAGGCTGCTGAGAAAATGGTCGCCAAGGAAATAGCGACCATCGCAGGAACGGAAGCGGCCAAGAAGCTGACTCAGCAGGAGATCGCCAAACTTGCCACCGCACAGGTGGCCGGACGGATCGGGCAGACCGCCGCGATCGGGGCGACCGCGGTGGGGATGGAGGGCGGGGAAATCTTCGGTGGGTTATCCGAGCAAGCCGTTGCGGAGAAACGGCCTCTCTCCGGTGAAGAGCTGGCCAAGGCCTTTGGCACTACCTTGGCGGCTGGAGCCCTTGAGTTCGTGGGTGACAAGTTCGGTCTCGACGTCGTGCTGGGGAGATCCCCGCTCAGCAAATTACCGTCTACGGTGAGTAAAGTCGCCAGGGTGGGTGCCGCCGGTGTTGGAACTGCCGCTGCCGAGGGTGCCACCGAGTACGCCCAGACCCTGCTCGAAGAGATCGGCCAGGGCCGTGATCCGCTCAGCGATGCCGCTCTGCGCGAAGCGATCGACTCCGCTGCGTTGGGGGCCGTGGCCGGAGGGACAATGGGTACAGGTGGTGGACTCATTCAACAGGTCACCACCGCGCCCGCCAAACCTCCTGTACCAGCAGCAGCCCCTCCACCACCCAAGAAGGACGAACTGG